GTTCCGGGCTTTCCGCCCAAATCCGGCCGGCGGACCTTCATCATCGAAACCTCACGATTGAGAATCGTCTCACCGTACGCGGCCAGATTTTCAATCAACACGGCCCGATGATCGAGGTCGTCCGGTTCGAGATTGCAGTATCGGCCGGCGGATTCCATCCACCGCTCAGCCGCTTTCCAATTCTTAAAGCCGGCTGCCGGCGCCTGCGCCAGCGCTTGACTGGCCGCCGGCTCCGCGTCTCTCGCGCCGGTCGCCGGTGCTTGGGCTTCGCCCGCCCGCGCCGGCGCGGAGAGCGTAGCAGGCTCGTCAAGCCGGCGCAAGGCGGGTGCTGGCGCTGGTGCTGGGTCGCGCATTCTTTCGCTCATGCGACCACCTCCACGTTAACAATCTTTTTTCGGCCTTCTTTGTCCTTCTGGATGTCTCCGCGGACCTTAAGGCCGGCCTCGTTAGCCTCTTCGCACCGGTCCCCGTTCTCGTCCCATGCGGCGAGCCAGCCGGCGCCGGTCAATATCTTGACGCGGTTCGCGGTCGGCCTTTCAAACTTCTGGATTTCCCATGACGTCCGGTTTTTATAGTGCCGACCTGGAGTCGCTGGTTTTTCACCTTCTAAACGAGTCACCATATCGATCATCTTGGCGCAAGCCATTTCGATCGTTTCCGGTTCGCGGATCATGACGTCCGGGTCTGAAGCCCGAATCACTGCTGTGATGATGTCTCTCATGATGAAAGCACCACCGTTCGCTTTTTAACGTCCCGGAGCGCTTTTTCGAGCTTCATAACGGCCGCACGAACGCCCTCAGGAGCCGGCGTTCCATAAGTCATCAGGCCAGGGTTCCATTTTGAAAGGTCTCTAAGAGCGCCCTCCATAGCGTCAACAAGAGTAAGGACGTTCTCGACGTCATCTCGAGGATATTCGGTCACGATCATCTTCCCCCCCTTTCGCGGATTTCAAGAGCCGCTAGAACGCAATGATCGTGGACCTCGGGACCGCACGACTCCAGACCGGCCGCAATGAGCCGGACCGTAGCGTCGACGATCGTGGTTTCGTTCTGCTGAGCGAATGCGCGAATCGAATTCGCCATGAAAACGGGCAAAGCGATTTGCGTTCGCCCGTCCTCGTAAATGGGGATTTTTGTTCCCCCCCCGCTAAAAACCTCTAAAAGTTCCATACGGTCGATTTCCTCTCGTGGTAAAGCCGACCGGTGAAACCTTTCACCCATTATCGGCGCTTTCATGTTAACACTACCAGTATTCGACCGCGAGGACCGTTGAGCATTAAATTTTTCGGCTTGCTTCAGAGCACGATCTCGGCCGCGTATCCCATGACCAGCCGAAATGCCCATTTCACGCATGTCCCATTGCGCACCAGGTCGAGGGCATGCTCGCCAAATCCCAGAGATCAGCACTACGGCCCATTCTTGCAAATCATTCATGGGCTAAGTGTTAACAAGCTGAACCGGACGAAGCTAGTCTAAATCCGAACCAATGTTTTTTCGGATCGTGTAGGCCCGATCGAAATGCTTGTTCAATTGCCCCTGAGCGGCCTTGATTCGTTGCTCATGGTTTTTCAAATCCCGCTCAATGGCCGAAAGCCTTGAGTTCACCCTCCAGGCGAACGCGAAGATACCGAGCATGGCCGGCCCGGCAATTCCCACCCCAATACTGATTAGATGATCCACGAGACGAGTCCTCAAATGATCCTGTTCAGCGCCTCTCGTCGCTTTTCACACCCGCACGAACGCCCGGTGACCTTTTCGTATTGCTTCGAAATTTTCTTGATTCCGAGCAAGCTGAAAACCTTTTCTAGCTTGTCGCCTAAAAACATCGGCGGCGATTTTCGAAGCCCTATTTGATACTCGTATAGTTCTTTTTTCATACGGTGAACCCCGATCCGAAAATTTTTCCTATTTGTCCATAAGGGACACCCTCAGGACCCGGAGATACGGTCATTCCAGGGCATTTCCCAGTGCCACAAGCAAGAGGTATTGAACCGGACCCTAGCTGTTCGGGACCGCTGACAGAATTCACCATTTGGTAAGTGACTGAATTCCCTGACGATGTTCCTTCATACAACATTTTAAAGTAATAGTCATGGACAGTTTTCGCGGGAGTTGCGCCTTGCATGGTGTAGCAATTAGAACTCCCCCCTTGAGGGCTTTCAAGCAATACCCTTTCCGACTCCACGGGAAAATACCCAACCACGGTTACATACGACTTGCCGGTTTTTTTCGGATAACCGAACCACGTTTCATTTGTTTCGGTGTAGCAAGTGTCACTAACCCCCCAATTGATGCAAGTTTCGCCAGTCGGACATGAGTAATTGCCAAACCTTAAACGCTTGCCCCCTGGCATTTCCTGATATCCGGAAGTGACTAGAGGCGAACCGCTACCATAGAACGTCAAACCGTCCGCATAAGTCCGAACTCCGGCCCTACTAACGTACCGGTCAACAGCAAACCGATACTCGACAGTTGGCGGAGTTTTCATCCGATCCGCAAACAGTCCTTGGCCTACTATCGTTGTTTTCCATTTACCCGATGCGCAGTATCGCTGCCAAATTTGTTCAAAGCAATCTAAATTACACTGCACACGGTCTGGCCCAGGCGGGTGCAATTGAGCGCAACAGTCAGCGTCACAATCACAAGTAAACGTAAAACAATCACCGCTGAAAGTGTTACAAACGCCACCGTTTGGATTGTTGTGGCAACATGGGAAAGCGTGAGGCGGATCGGTTTCCGTACATGCACCATTGCAATTTACGGGACAATAATAAAGACCCTCAACACCGTGCAAGATTTCTAATGACTGGATGTTGTAAATCTTTCCCCATCGGCAACCTGTTAGAGACTGGCCATAAGCCGTGTACAACTCATCATCATCTACAGCGCCCCCAATAGCCCCCGAACATTCGATCGGAACGTGTGTCGCCTGAGTGCCAGTTTGGTAAGAACAAACTTCAGGGAAAAAAGCTACTTGGATATTGATTTGCTGCAAACCAACAACACACGAGCAAGTATCAGAACAAGACGAAGACGAAGACCCACAGCAACATTTACGAAACATCTTTCGCCTTTTCGACGGCTTCTAAACGATGATGTTCCGCCGCCATGCCGTGATTAAACGCCTCGGCCCGTTCTTTTTGCGCTCTTTTCTTGTCTCCAGGACGCCGAATGAACAGCCCCCCCACTCCGCCTAGAACGCCGACCAGCAAGCCGCCACCAGGAACAAGGCTTGCATTTTCAGTCAATGCCTCAAGACCAGTATTTGCGACTGACTGCAAGAGTTCGAAGCGCTCACGGCCGGCCTCAATTTCCGCTGCCATACGGTCCGAATTGATTTGGACAAATAGCTTCCACTCGTTCCAAGCCGCCTCGGCGTTTGCATAGCTGACCGATTCAGGAAGGCCGATAGCTTCAGAGACCGGCGCCGGGACGTCGACCTTTACAAGGGAACCGAGATCGCACCCTTGCAGTAATGCCAGAACACCTCCAACAACTACAGCCAAACCAATGAAAAACCATGCTTTTTTATTCATTGCATCCCCATCAAACGCGCCTCGAGGCGCTGAATGTCTTGATTCAATCCCTTAATAACTTCAGCCTGGTGGGCTTGCCCGATTGAAAGACCCGAAAGCGAACGGTCGATCCTCAGATACCCCGCCGCGCAAGCCGTGAAAATTCCAAACGCAATGCCAACAAGCGCGAACCAGTCGCGCACCGAAAGCGAAACACGGTTTCCGTTTTCACGCGTCAACGTAGTCCACCCAACAGAAATAGCCGTCGTCGGCATCATCCACGAACGCGCCTCTATAGATGGTCATAGCTCCGGTTGATGCATTGACGCCGATTCCGGCGGAGTTCACGTCACTATCGAATGGCATAGATGTAATCCGATTGTTTCCATTATTCCAAACGTACCCACCGCATCCAACGATGAAAGAAACACCGGAGGCCTTGAGTTCTACATCGCCAGTTGGCCCCGAACTATTTAGGGCTTGATAGAACGACTCTCGATAGACGTCGACGAGTGCCGGAGTCCCGAGAAGAGGGTTCCAAGCCTTGCCAATTCGGACCCGATTAGACGTTCCTGGTTCGGGCATGAAGGGCATAGCGCGATTCACCCATGCCGACCCGGACCAGCTCAAGAAGTCGTCAGCGCCTACGCTCGAGGTCGTGACGTCAGTCAAGTTCGAAATGGTGGCGTTGAGCGCTATCGAGCCTTTGGAAATGATTGGATTCGGCGTAGCGGTCAAACCCGTCCCAGCGGTCACCTGGGCGACACGCGTGGTCCCTGGAGGGACAGTTGGTTCCGTTCCGTTTTTTCTTTCGCCCGTTCTGAGAACAACCGGAGTAATTGAATTGTCAGCGTAGACGATCTGGCAATCGAACCGATTTGGCGTAGGGTCGAAAACGCCCGTATCGTCGGCCGTAAATGCAAACGACCAGACCGAACCGGAAAGAGACCCCGAAACCGAAAGCGTCGAATATCTGAAAACCGCTGAAGCCTGCGAAGTATCCAAACCGGATACCGCTAGGGTTTCAGGCGATCCGGGAGTGAATGAGGATCCGCCTATCGTGATCATGCGCATTCTCCATCTATTGGATTGACTGCACTAAACAAGAAAACCGTTTCGAAAGTGTTATCGACTTTTGCGTTTAAGGGGTGCCCTAGCACATACCCGGATATCGGCTTCACGCTGAAATCGTCAGGGATATTGTCAGGGTCATACCCCCCCGCATTTGTCAAAGTGTTATCGAATTCTAAAACGTTGAAACCTTTAATTTGCGCGCCTCGGTCCTCATATGCCGGTGTGCTTCTCAAGTCGGCGCCATCGAATTCAACTACTTGCAACGAGTATTCCCATCTAAACGATTGACCCGTGATTGAAGCTGACGAAATGATCTTCAAAAGCTGAAAAGACGGCTTGAAAAAATCCATTCCTGGATTTCGAGGATCAAAGGCATTCATGAGAACAGCCCCGCCACATATGTTGCAGCGTCAGAACCGAGAACATCGGACAACGTCCAAGTCCCTTTTTTATATGGTTGACGCCATACGGCCTCGGCATGAAAAACCTTGATTGAAGTGCTTCCAGAGCGCGTGATTTCTGTCGTGTTTTCTGATCCGCTACTCATCGCGATGACCATTTGGTTTCCCTCACCGGCCGTGCAGAGTTCCTGCTCGAGATGGTTGAACCAGTCGCAAATGAATCTAAAAGTCGCGCGTTGATAACCGTGCTTGATTTGCACGATTTCCATACTGTCAAAAAGCACCTTAGAACCAGCCCAGACCCCGAAAATAGTTCCGTCCGCCGCTCTTTTTCCTTGGTGCGTATAGGCAGTCGTCGAAGCTGCATCTACATCAAACGCGCCGTACACGTTGACCGTTAAACGTTGTTGATGAACCGATTTGGGCATTGGCCGACCGTTCACGTCGACACGCGTTCCCGTGATTCTCAGATTTGAGGGGTTGGCATTGCTCCAGTCGGTATCGGATTCACTGGGCAAGCCGTCCAAGGAATCCCAGTCGATCCACGTTTGGGCTGTCCTGGAGATGCCCGTAAACATGATTTCGACGTCTCTTCGAGTGTTATTCGATACACCGGTGAGCTGACTGACTGGCCCGAGATAGCTAATATTGACGTCGACATAGTAGACCTGGCTTGTACTAGTATTCGTCGACGCCGGCCGCGCTCCCGAATAGCTGTCGACGTACCAAACGAAAGTACCGGACGGTTGGAAAGAATTAGGAACCGATCCCGAAGGCAATGGTTTGCCGATTGGATAGGCGCTTGTAAGCTGATCCCATAGCGTGTCGACCGTATCGCCTGATGATCCCGAGGCGCATACCAAAGTGATAACAGCGGCCGACGGGGCTTCGTCCGTTATCGAAAACTTCCTCGAGCCTTGCTTTTCAGTAATTACCCAAGTCATGGATTCACCCCTAGATCACCACTGAATCTGATTGTTCGATCTTTCATCCACTCTTTGGGTATTGGTTCCGCCATTCGATTACCCGGTGATAGAAAATCGGTCATATGACGATCGAGGGTATTTGGACCACCACCAACGCCGGTCAAGTACTCCATTGCGTTCAATTTTCCGAGTTCATAAATGTTTCCACTAAACGGGCTGTAAAAGCTAACGTCAGACAGGAAATCAGACATTTTCCCGCTTGAAAATTGAATTCTCTGCTGCCGCATTTGCATATTGAGTTTTCGCATCATGTTACGCGGAGAATCTTCCATCAAATTTGCTGCGGAAGTGATTGCACCACCGATCGCACCGACTGCGAGTGCCGGACCTAAAGCAGCAAGTCCGGCCGCGCCAGCTCGAGCCGCCAACCCGCCACCGATGCCCATAGCAGCGCCGCCAACGTTTTTAAAATTTGAGCTTGCCTTTCGAGTCGTTGCGGCCGTCCTGTTTCCAAATTGGTTTACTTGAGACGTTGCCGATTTCAAACCTGCGTCAAGCGCTCGAGTATCGGCGCCAACGTTCACCAGGAGAGACCCTAGACTTCTCGATTTTCCCGCCATGCTTGAACCTCTTGTTTCGCCTCTTCAAGCCGTTTCGAGTAATCCATCCAAAACACTAAATCCGCCGCTGGCCCGCTCATGACCTCACCGATCGGAACTCCCAGGGAGCGGCAGAACGCCCCGAGAGTCCCTACATAGGGTCTGGAATGTCGTACTCGAGCAAGCTCGAAACCTCTTTCTCAAGCTTTAACAAGAGCGCCAGAGGCTCGGCCTTCACCTCTTCAAGACTTGCAAACGCCGGTTTGCCATTCTCAAGAACGCAACGAAGAATAAGAAAACAAGCCTTTTCAAAATCCTGCATCTGGAGGGATTCCATCCAATCGAGGCCCGTAGGCGGAACGACCACATAATCGACCCCAGCAATGGAGACGTTCTTCGGACTCATGCGGCCCCCGCGTCGACTTGCTCGAACGTATATGAAAACTCGACGGCTGCATCGAGAGCCGCGCTACCGTTTGGCCCGCTCGTGAGAACACACGTTCCGTAGTCGGTAGCAGCGCCACCACCGTAGGAAACCAACAACTCGGCGCCGTTACCTCCCAAAGCCCAGGAGGGTTTGTCTAGAGTCGTGACTGTAATAGTCGCGTTCTGCTTTATTCCGCTGATTTGGGTTGCGGCAGTTGTATTGAGTTTGGTTGTGTCAACCATCGAATGAGACTCACCCGAGACGTCGACCGAACGAACCTCCGATGATGATGCGCCTCCAAATGAGACAGTAGTACCGAATGAGCTAGTTGGCATTAGACAGAACTCCAGGAGATGACGGCCGAAACCTCGACCTCGTACAGTATTTCATTGGATGATTCGACAGGAAGGGAATATGACCGCTCAAGAGATTGCACCGAAAGACCTCGAATCGAGGTTTGCGATTCGCCGGTCGGCACTATTGAGTACGAACCTAGACGGGTCAATAATGCCGCCGCCGTTGATTCGGCTTGTGAATAGGTATTTGAAAGGCAACGAAACGAAACAGTCGACAATCGAAGAGTGCCTATTTTCGTCAATAGATCCCGCTCGACCTCTTCTGATTGGATCTCATAAACGATCGCTGGAAGCGCTATATCGTCCCTCAAATAAGGCTCGACAATACCGACGTTTCCTGTTCCAGTCGTGAGATGAGAAAGCAGATCCGAGATCATTTCGTCATCCTCTTAAACTGTTGCGCCGTGATCCGCTCGCCGCCCGACCTCATGCCCAGTCGAACCGCCGTCTCGAACATTCGGAGCGCTCGAGGCTTGAGACGGTCGACGGCTTTTCGGATATGCGTGACTGGTTTAGTTCCTGGATGTCGACGGCCTTTCCCGAGTGAATGCGGCTTCGTGCCATACTCAAGCCACCAAATCTGCCCCGCGTTCGTTGTTGCTTCGCCTTTCGCGCCGTGTTTCGTGACCCCTCCGGCGCTCATGGAATATCCTCGAAGAGACTTCTTGCCCTTGCCGCTCGGATTTCGAGACTTGACCGATTTCGCCAGAGCGACCCGGAGAGACGTTCCCCCGTAGCGTCGACGAAACGCGTTTGAGTTCCCGGAGACCTTCGCGCTTTTTATTTGGCGTTTCCAGGTCGCGGTTGAAAGCTTGACGATCGGCTTGATAGCGTTCTGCGTGATCTTCGCCTGAACGTCACCCGGCATTTTCTTCATGTTTCGAATGATGTCCTTCTGGCCGATGAGTTCGCCAGCAAGAGACCCCGCCGCCGCTTGATAGGCTGACGCTTTCATTCGGTTTCGATCACGCGCTGACATCATTTGGTCACCTCCTCGAGGGTTAGCTCAATGCGATGATGATGTAGACCTGCGTCGGATATTTCGGTGACGTTGTAGATTTGCGCCGCGTCGAGACCGCCGTTCGCGTTCTTGAGCCTAGTGCTTTTCACGCTCCAAGCTATATCGGTACGGGTTCCGTCGATTACGGCTACCTTTCGCTCCATGCCCTGGAGCGTGTCTTCAAACTCGCCTTTTCCGAACCCGCCTCGAGTTTCGACCTTCGCCCAGACATAGCCCGCATCTGTCCAGGTTTCGATCGGCTGTTCGAAAGCGTCTCGAGCTACGGTTCGAGTCTGGACAATAAAAGGGGCTGAGAGTTGGCCGACCTGTGGGATCATAGGGACGTCCTGGCCTCCCCCATCATCATCGCGGAGGCGATTCCAGACTTGTAAAGCTGGACGGGTTGCTCCATTTGGCGATTCACATACATATCAGCAACGAGCGCCCGGACGGCCTGGGCAGCCATTGCGGGAATGTCGCTTCGCTTTGGCGCTCCAACCTTCCATTCAAGGTTCGCCGCTCCGACCGAATCCGAGTCCCATTCAAGAACGGAAACCTCTCCAGGAGCCTCATAGCGCGTCACAGTGATATCGACGTCCGCGTCGGTCTTCGCCGAAGTCAAGGAAATATAGGGTCTGACCACTAGTTGTATCGGGGATTCGGTAAACCGAGCGACGAACGTAGTTTGTCGGAGATAGTATCCGGTGGCGTTTTCATAAAACATCACGGCCGCGTCAAGATATCGGGCAATCACGTCATCCTCGAGATCATGTTCGACCCTGAGATGCGCCTTCATTTCCGAAAGCGAAAACGTGACCGCGCTTTGAGCCGTGATTCTCATTCGGATATCCCTTCAAGAAAAAAAGCCCTCCAGAGGGTTTCCCCCCTGGAGAGACTGAACCGCGTTGTTTCATCATCCAAGCTTGTACGAAACGATGCCGCGAGCTTCGGTGATTGCGAAGCCTGAGCGGATCGAGGCGAGGAGATTGATCTCACCCGTGGCGCTCTTGGTGTAGGGATCTCGGAGGAAGTTGATTCCCTGAACGTCGGCGATTCTAGCTGCGCCGGAAGCGACATAGCTTGCAACAAACTTTCCGGTTGTCATCGCGTTACCTTCGGAAGCCACGTAGACGGGACGTCCGAAGATTTGGAAGGGGCTTTCGACCGAATATGTCGAATTAGCCTGAGCCTGAAGGATGGGGCGATTGTTTCCGTCTTCGTTCGCCATGAGATCCTCAATCACACCAGGCGAAACCACGAACGCACCAGGTCGACCGAAGTAACCAGTACCAGCGAGCTTTGTAAGACCGGAAACCATTTCCTTGACGGTGATCGCGGTAGCGCTTGCAGCGGTCACAAGCTGACCACCTGCAGCGGAGTGATCCGCGAACAGTCGATCATCACCAGCGGCGACGCCCGTTCCGAGCATGAAAGCTGCGTTCTGAGCGGCTGCAAGTGCTTCGGCCTGCTGACGCAAAACGATGTCCTCGAGGCTGAAGAGCGAATCCGCGACGGCTTCCTGAGTCACCGAAGTCTGAACCGCAAACTTTCGAGGGGTTGGAGTCTTCGCGCCGAAAGTAGGCTCGAAAGCGTCGAACGCTGCTGCTTCGGCCGTGTCATCATCAACCGTGACCTGAGTAGCCTGCTGCGGGTATCGAATGTCGGCAGTCGAGAAAGTGTCAACCGCGCAAACGGTACGCATTGGAGCCAGTCGGTCCATGATTTCGATGAACTGACGATAGAGACCGAGGTCGGCCAGGGGTGCCGCATTGGGAGCAGCGCCGCCGGTGATCGGAAGCGCTCGGAATTCGCGGCCGTAGTTGCCAGCCGCAAACCCTCGAAAGTCCTTTTCAGGAGTGTTCTCGACCTTGGTTTCAGTCATGTTCCATGAACCACGAGCCGAGCCGAGACGCATTTCAGCGGATTCGACGGCAGCAGCCGAACGAATCTGGCCCTGAAGCGCGTCGGCTTCGGTGTTCATCTTTTCAACTTTTTCAGACTCTTCGGCGGTCAAATTTCGACCGGAAGCGCCGTCGAGAACGGCTCCAAGTTCCTTGAAGAGTCGCTCTTCTTTTTCACGCATTTCGATCAAATTCATTTGGAAAACTCCGCTTTCGCATTTTCATAAGCTGGCCGCTCCACGACGGCCAAATGATCCATGGTCGCTTCCTCGATCTCTCGGAGATAGGCGACCTTTCCCTTGCGAACCGGAGTCTTCCGATCTCGCACCGTGTAAAAACCAATAGAGACCGACCCATCAAGATCGCCGCGATCCAGGGCTTCGATGATGTCGGTACGCGCTTCGGGAATGCTCGCAGTGAATCGCAAGCCTTCCGGCGTATCTTCGAACGTGATCGTTCCCGCACCGGCTCGAGCGAGAGGCACCCCGCCGCTCTCGTGCGAAAACTGTAGGACCGCGTGATCCGGGACCGTGATTGAACCGGGATTGAACTTTTCTCGAAAGGTAACGCCGCCCTCACGAATTTCCGTGTACTCGTTAAACGGAACCGCGACCCCCTCGAGGACGTTCCCGCGAACCTCGACCGATGTCGACCGAATCTCAAGCATCGTCACCACCTCCTGAAGCATCCGAGCCGACGTCATCGCTAGCGGTTTCGCTCATTTGCGCATAGTTCTTCGAGATTACAATTTCGTCCATTCCGGGAGCGTCCAGCGCTGACATACCGAGCGAGAGCCGCGCCTCGTTCGGAGTCTGGATTCCGGCGTCGATAAGCTGGCGAGCGGCCGCCGCTTGATTGCTAGCGGTTCCCCGAGTGAGCTGCTCGGTCTTGAATCTCAAGCGCTCGCCAGAAGAGAGGGTCTTGAATTCGAACTCGGCCCCAATGAGGTCGAGCAATGGTCGAAGACAGCCCTCGAGATAGGCGGAGAGGTCTTCGGTCGTCGGTGAAGAGCTGGAGTCGATCATGGTGACCGGAACCCCGAACGCTCGAGCAACATCGGCAACTCCGAACTCCTGGAGGGTTGCGTGCTGCTGCTGATCGAGCCGGGTCGTGATTTCTCCGACCTTCATACCACCGGAGACGACCACCGGCGTTGACCATGTCGAAGCGTCGCCGTGAGTCGCCCGGAATGATTCCTGGAGACGAGCTACCCCGTCGGCGCTGATCGGCTCGTCGGTTTCGAGTTTGATCTTCGGAAGAGCGCTCTCGAATATCTTTTTGGCGGCGGTGTACTGGTCT